AGCAGCAGAAACAGATAGCTTTCTTCATCAGCGTTGCCGCTACGCTGCCTATAGCGATCAAAACTCAATCTCAGTGCTGTGGTATAGTGATTGGGATCAAGTTCAATGTCTACCATCTGACCGCCCAGCATCAGTTGGACGTCGTCAATGATCTGTTGCTGCAAAGGGGTTGTCATGCGTTGATATCTCCAGCCTATTTACCATGGGTTTGACCTAGTTGTTGTCTCTGGCTTTCAACACACGCAGACAATAGGCAGTTGCACGTTGCGGAATTGGTTTGTCAATGCCCCGGTTGTAGAGCATCAGTGCCTTGCAGGGATCATCATGTGCCAGATCCAGAGCGGCACGTAGATATCTCATGCTAAACTCTAGATTCACGGATGGTATCAACAGGGACTGGCAGTTGTCCTTGAAGCCCATGCTCTGAGCCGTGCCACAACGAATCTGACCCAGACCGTAGTTACCGTGACTCAAAGTTTTTGCATCCCAACCACTCTCAACAGTTACCAGCGCGATTGCCAGGGAGCTTGGCACATTGTGTTCCTTGGCCTTGTCAGCAGCAAGCTGAACCAGAGCAGTGTTGCTGGTAAGCGGCACTCCTTTGGCACCCGGGGGTTGACAGCATGCGCATGCCAAACCCAGGGCTACGACCGTAGCCAGTTTCATCATTGGCGTGTGTATTTAGCTTTCGTTGGAGACCAAAGTCAATCAAACCACAGGGCGGCGAAAGACCCTGATGACCAAACTGTCTTTGTTCAGCTGACCACTGGCACTGTGGCGCTTGCCTTTGATGTATTCTTCCATTACCAGCCGCACGCGATGCTCGTTCACTGCATCTCGCAGCGCAGCCAACGTCTTCTTGGGTTCTCGCAGGATCTTGGCAAAACTCTTGGCCTCATCATGATTGACAATCTTGGTCCCTTTCACTGACAATGCTGTGGACCCTGCTTCATACACCGAGAGCTTGCGAGTCTTGCTGTTGTAGATCACTGCCATGTTGCTGTGTGGTATCGTGGCCGGACTGAGACTGCTCATGTCGGTGTTGAGATCCACAACTTTGAATTTGGCCTTGCTGGCCTGTTTGATGCTGCGGCCGCTGATGTCTTTGTGCTGTGCAGCTGCCTTGGCATTGCCCGTGCTCACAGCCAGCACATTCAACACTGTGACAATGGGTTCTATGGTCTGTGCCACCTGCGGTATCTGCTTGTCAGCCAACGCATCAGCAAAACTCTGTTTGAAATGATCGTACAGCCGTTTGAGCATCTGCTGATTGGGCTTGTGGATACTCAGGCGCTTTCTTGCTTCTTGTTCTATTTTGACTGTGTCTGGTTTGTAGTGACTGCACACAGCTTCTAAACTGCTGTAGAGCGTGACATATTCTATGTTGCGTCTTCCAGACAAACTGATTTTGAGTTCCTGTGTCTGATCGTCCAGCACCACGGGAATCTTCAGCATGTCATCCAGTTTTTGGTCAAACCACAGTCTGCTGCTGGCAGGCATTTCTGCGCCACGATTGAGGCAGTAGGCCATGCAGCCCACAGCTCTGAAATGCCAAGTGGCCATGGCCTGCCAATGGTGCAGCTCGTCACTGTCGCGATTGGCCGCAGCCCACGTCAAGAAATTGTGTTTGAGCTCTGAGAGGTCTATGTCCACACGCACTTGATCCATGGTATTGCGCCAAGCACTCATGTGATCTGTATGCGCAGGAGTCACCGCGGAGAAGTCCACATCTTTTATGCTGTGTTCAAACACTGCTGTTCTCCTATCATCATATACTAATAGATTTTGCTATTTTGTCAATTGGTTTGTAGACAGGGCATCAGACAAACCCTGCCATAAATATGCCAAAGGAGACTGCTGTGCCACCATTGACCCTTTGGAAAGGTGCGTCTGTAAGAACCAACGACTACAAGCTGTTTGATCGGCTGATCAGTGAGGAATACAGAATAGGCGGCACAGAATTTCTCATACACAAGTATCTTGGGCCCAAGCCACAGGGCAGCACCGGTGATCTCACACAGCCAAATACGCTGTTGGATGCTGCCAACAGTGGGCAAGACAACCTTCTGCAGATATCAGACGTGCTCAACATGGAAATACGTGATCGCAGCTATGACACAGATGTCATTGCACTCAAAGGCCATTATCAAATCAGTGACACAGAATTTGATCTGCGTCAATTTGGTCTGTTTCTCAGCAATGAGACCATATTTGTGACCTTTCATTTGAATGACATGGTCAACAGCATAGGTCGCACGCTGACCAGCGGCGATGTGATAGAAATCAGCCACCGCCGAGATGACCTAGCGTTGGGAGACTTTGTGTTGCCAAAATACTATGTTGTGCAAGAAGGAGCACGTCCTGCTGAAGGCTATAGCCCCACCTGGTGGCCACACATTTGGCGCATCAAATGTGACCCAATCACGGACAGTCAAGAATACCGCGATATTCTTCAAAAACCTGCCACTGATCTCAATGGTGATCCCATAGCAAATCCCAATGGCACTGGTCCAGTTACAATGGCAGACATGCTGAGCACATATAATCGCGAAATTGAGATCAATGATCGCATTGTGGCCCAGGCCACAGCTGAAGTGCCGTTTCGCAACCTGCAGGCTGCGCAATACTATGTGTTGGATCAAACTGTGCCTGTTACCATTTTGAGCTGGGATGGCATACCTCCCAATCAAAGCAAGCCCGTGACCACAGGAGTGGCATTTCCACCGGGAGCACCAGCTGGCACATGGTTGCTGCGTGTGGACTACAGTCCGCCACAGCTGTTTCAGAGAACACAGCTGCCAAACAACAGTGGTGCAGTATGGACCAGATATGAGATAGACTACAGAACCAGTTGGACACCCAGCACCAGTGTGTTGGCCAGCTTCATAAATAATGCCAATGTAATCAGCACACTGAGCAATGGAGTGCAGGTACAGCAGCAGCAGAATCTACGCACAGCGGTCAGAGCCAAACTTGATCCAGACATCATATAGGAGATATTCAAATGGTAACAGTTGATCAACTGCAGCAGATTTTCCCACACGGCGATGCCAATGACATTGGTCAGATCTGCGATCCCTTGAACGCAGCCATGGATGAATTTGGCATCAACAGTGCCATGCAACAGGCCATGTTCATTGCTCAATGTGGTCACGAAAGTGGAGTGTTCAGCATTGCTGAAGAAAACCTCAACTACAGTGCCAAAGGACTGTTGGCTACATTTCCACGATATTTCCAACAACAGAACGCAAACAATTATGCACGCCAGCCAGAAAAGATCGGCAACTATGTATATGGTAACCGCATGGGCAATGGTAATCCCAGCACAGGAGACGGTTTCCGCTATCGCGGGCGCGGACTGATACAGCTTACAGGTAAAGATAACTACACAGCCTGCGGCACAGCACTAGGTGTGGATCTGGTATCTGATCCCAGCTATCTCACACAGCCAGAGGGTGCTGCTCGTTCAGCTGCTTGGTTTTGGAGTAGTCACAACCTTAACCGCTATGCTGATGCAGATGACATTGTGGGCAGCACCAGGCGCATCAATGGCGGAACCATAGGACTTAGCGAGCGCCAAACCTACTACAATGCAGCCAAATCAGTGCTGTGCTGAATCTGCGGTTTTCCGCTCGACGCAGCTAACGCTGCTGATAAATATCAATAGTAGGACACCCCATGGATTATTGGTATACAGGACAGCTGCGCAATTATCGCCTGCAGTTTATCAGAGCTTTCAGCAACTTCAGCTACAGCGTGGGTACCAATCCAGATGGTAGCCCGCAACTGGTACGTGTGCCCTGCAGATATGGGGATCCCAGCCGCATAGCTGCTACTATAGTGCGAGGCAACAGTGAAAACAAACTGCTGACCACACCATTCATCACCTGTTGGATCAGTGGTCTGGCCATGGCTGCTAATCGTCGTCAGGGGCCACAGGTGATCAACACAGTGTTGGTCAATGAACGAGCCTATGATCAGGACACTGACCAATACCTCAACACACCAGGTAACCGCTACAGCGTAGACAGATACATGCCTGTGCCCTATGAACTCAGTATGACTGTGGACATATGGACACCCAATGACAGCGTCAAAGAACAGCTGATAGAACAGATCATGGTTCTGTACAATCCCAGTGTTGAAATACAGACCAGCAACAATCCTGTGGATTGGACGGTGCTGACCTGGATAGAAATGCAGGATCAAATCACATGGAGCAGTCGCAGCATTCCCATAGGCACAGAAAATCCCATTGATGTATTGACCATGGTGTTTCGTGTGCCCATATGGATCACGCCCCCGGCCAAGGTCAATCAGCAGAGCATTGTGGAAAACATTGTGACCACCATACTGGAAGGACACAAAGATCTACCAGACCAAGTTGAGTGGAGCGACTATGAATTCCTCAATCGTCAGACCTATACCCCAGGTGACTATGGCATTGCACTGACTTGGATTGGCAATAACCGCTACTGTCTGCAGCTGACCAGTGCAGGCGGCGATCCCACTGCACATGGCAATCAAGCCACAGTGAGCTACAGCATAGCCAATCCCACACTGATACCAGGAACCAGTTTCAGTTTCAATAGCATAACCATTCCCGTTACAACTACCAATGTGTCTAGCTTTGTAGACAGCGCTGCTTCGCTCATGGTCAATACCAGTTACAACATTCAGCTGCAGAACTACAACACTGTGATGTTCATCAACAACACAGCTGGCAACAATGTGTTTGACAATGTCAGTGGAG